TCTATCATAGATGCTCATTGTAAACTTAAATGGGTGCCGAAAGAAGATGGACTTATTAATATTTATAAACACCCTGACCCTGAATTTGAAAATTTAGATATTGGTGGAGTAGATAGTATTGACCAAGACGATGCTGGATTGAAAGCATCTGATGGTGCTGTTGTAATGTACCGTAAATTCGTTAACTTATCTAAGGAATACAATTTACCGATAGCTACATTAGCGTTCCGTAGTGACGATGTAGAGGAGTTCTTTGAGTATGTTATTAAGTTGGCAATCTATTACGATGCTAAGATGTTAGTTGAATATACTAAGATTGAGGTTATTCACGTAATGGAAAGATTAGGACTTCATAGGTTCTTACATGAAAGACCTACGGCTGCATACGAACAGTTAGATAAGGATAATACTAGGAACAAGTATGGTGTACATATGTTCGGTCAGATAAAGAGTTATATGATTTCTCTTATCAAACAAGAGATCAAACATAACATCGACCAAGTATATTTTCTTGATTTATTATATGAATTAGCAGATTTTGGTACAAGAAATACCGATATTGCAATGGCTTATGGTATTGCTTTACTTGGAGCTGATGATACATTTGCAGAACAAGCAAACTATAGAGACGATGAAGGAACTACTATAGGTGGTGCTAATTTCGGTCCAGACGAAGAATATGAAGTAGAAGAAGAAGGAGAGTTAAATCTGTGGGGTATGGACTAAGTATAATAATTACGAATTTGCTAAAATATTTCATGTTAAAAAAATAAAGAAAATGGGATTCAGTTTACCTAATCAATTTATAAAAGAAAAGGATAAAGATAAGGAGTGGTACAAGAGCCATTTAGATAGAATCGTTACTGCTGTTGGCAGTAGGTCAGGCTATCAATCTACTAGAGATTATATGAATTTCAACAACTATAATGGGTTGATTGATAATAGTAAAGTCAAAGGCAAAATTGCTCCTTTAGGAATTAAATCCCCTACTAAGTATGTGAGATATGGTTTAACTAGAGCAATGGTATCTACTCTGTACAATGAGTTTATATCTATGTCCTTAGACCAAAAAGCTAGTTCTATAAATCACGATGCTATAGTTCGTAAAGACAAATTCAAACTAGATTTAATTACTAATAAACTACTAGATTCATATAATAAGGAAATCTCGGAACAGTTAGGTTTTGACATAACTACTGAACAACCAGATCTACCTACTCCTGATGATATTGATAAGTACATGAAAATGGAACATCGAGAAGTTCAAGAGGAAGTTATTGATGGAATAACTGAATACGTGTTAATAGTAAAGAATAAGCGAGAGCAGATAAACTACGCTTTTCTGAATTTCCTTATAACAAGTAAAGCATTCTTTAAAGTAGAAGAAGAAAGCGGAGACCCTAGTTTAAGACAAATTGACCCAAGACTAGCTATCTACGAATATCCATTTGGTACAGACTTCTTGGATGATGTAGAAGTAATGGGAGAAGAACAATTCCTTACATTAAGTCAAGTCATACATAGATATCATAACTGTGAGTGTGAAGTAGATAAACGTCTTACTAAAGATGAAGTTCTTGAACTTGCAGAGAGTATTACTAACCTAGAAACACATGGACAAATAGAGCCTGTTGGTTTAGGAGAGTATGTACCATTGAGGTTATCTGAAAGTAATACACCAGAGATAAGTGCTGTATCTGTACAATGGAGAGGTAAAAAGATATTCAAGTACAAAGAGTCACAAAGTAAAAAGCAAAAAGAATTAATTTACCGTAAGACTGTAGGTGAGAAATATAAGGCGAAAAAGAATGAGAAAGTAAGAGAATACTTATTTGACGAATTATACAAAGGAACTCTATTGGCTGGGAAATATCTAGTTGATTGGGGTGTATCAGAAGACCAAGTTAGAAGTATTGATGCTCCCGAAAAGGTTGAATTAGATTATGATGGATTGATACAAGGTGCTACCAATAATACTTCACTTAGTCTTGTAGAGAAGTTAACTCCATTCGATGAAATGGATAGTGACTTGTTTTACTCTATACGTCAAGCGTTAAATAGAGCTGGTGGTAAGTCTATTGTTTATGACTTAGCATTACTTCCTACAGAAATGTTTGGTAGTCCTGAGAAGGCTATGAAGAAAGTGGCTTATCACTTAAAAGAGAATAATGTTATTTGGATAAACACTCGTAAAGGTGGTGTAAGTAAGTCTAGCTTTAATCAGTTTAAAGATGTTGATTTCGGAATTTCTAATACCGTATCGTCATTAGTAAACTTGAAAGCTATGAATATGGAAGCTGCAATTTTTGCTAGTGGTATATCTCCACAACGTCAAGGTGATGTTGGACAGTATGCAACTGATGGTACTACTGATAGGTCGATAGAACAATCTATGATTAGAACTAGAGAGTACTTCCAACCTTTCAATAGATTGGTTTCTCGTGTTCTAGGTAAGATGGCTAACAAAGCTAAGTTTATATATCCTGCCGGAAAGAAACTAGCGTATATTGCTGGAGATAGTGGTGCTAAAGTATTCGATATACTTCCTAATTTGCCATTGTCTGATTATGGTTTCTTCATTGGAGATACTGTTAAAGACAAACAACTTAAGAATAAGATTGAACAAGTATCAACTCAAATACTTCAAGGTGCACAAGACCCTAGACTTATATTGGAAGTTTTCAAAGTAATGAAAGCTGATAGTGCTGCAGAAGCAGAAGCAATATTCGAGAAAGGTGTTGAAGCTATGGAGAAAATGAATGAGCAAAGATCACAGCAAGAAGCTGCTGCACAGCAAGAGGCTGCTAAGATACAGCAAGAAACAGAAGCAATTAAAGAACGTAACGCAGACAAGGAAAGACTTAATAAGCTAGAGGTAGCTAATATTAAAGCTCTTAATGCGATAGACGTTGCTACTATTCAAACTGAAAGCAAAGAGACTATTGAGAAAGCTAAACAAATGAAAGATTTGTACCAGCAGAAGATAGATATTGCCAAGCAAGAAATTGAACAAGCAGAAGGTGGTGGCCAACAACCTAGCCCTGAAGAACAAGAGCAAATGATGAATGGTGGAGTGTCACAAGAGCAGGAGCCAGGCGTTATGTAGCATCTAAATTAGATGGGGAAAGAGCATTTAAAAATAATTATAGATTAGCAACAGAAAAACAAAGTATAAATAAAAGGTAAAAATTATGGATTACGATTTTTTAAACGAAGACATGGATTTTAGTTCCGTAGAAGGAATTGACAAGAATATAGCTGAGGTTCATAGAGAATCAAATATGCCAGATGAGTCTAGAGTTAACCCTGTAGGAGCTCCAACTGATGGGATTGATGCAGAAGACCCTCATGTAGACCCAAACGCTTCGGGTACTGGTAGTGGAGAAGATGATTGGGATAGTTACATTGAAGAGCAAGAAGATGTAGTTGAAATGTCTGACGAGGACAAAGCTCAACTAGAACTAGCTAACAAAACTGTTCCTGGAATGAACTTCAAAACCTTAGATGATTTTAGAGAGTATCTAAAAAACCCTAAAGGTAAAGTTGACGAAGAAGAAGTTGTCGAAAAAAAGAAAGACTCTTTGGAAGTAGTTGTCGAAACTGAAACTGCTGCAATTAATCAGATTAAGAGACTATTGGAATCTGACCCTGAAGAATTGTTAAGATTAAAAATTCGTAGAGAAGATCCAGATATTTCTGAGGATGATTTAGATTTAGAAATTGAGGGTTACAGAAACAGTGGTTCTTTCAACTCTAAAGTTAGAGGGTTGAAAAATGCTTTGAAGAATAATATCAAAGAACGCGAAGGTAAAATAGAATCTGCAAAACAAGCAGAGATTGACCAACGTGAGCAAAAGCAAGTTCAGAAACGTAAAGAACTACAGAGTATTTTAAAAAATAGAAAAACACTATTCGATTCGTTTGATGTAAGCGAAGACTTAAATAAAGCTGTTTATAAGAGAATTGTAAGCGGTGAATTTGTTGAATCATTGAAAGACAATCATGAGGAAGTTGCGAAGTTAGCTACTTTGCAAGTCATGGAAGAGGAAATTAAGAAGGCCTTCAAAAGTTTAAAACAGAGTGGTTATGCTTTTGAAAGTGGTAAATTTTCACTTTACAAAAATATTTCAAATGTCAAGCCAAGAACTCAGGGTGGTTCTGCAGACTTACTAGGAAATATGTTTGACACTGGTTCTAAAGGTATGAGTCTTGAAGATATATCAATGGATGGCATGGAGTTTTTAGATGATAAAAAATAATTTAAACAAGATTTATTATGCCTAAATATAAAGATCAGGTATTGCCTAGTCAGTTTGATGAAAACATAATGACTGACAAAAACTCGCTTGTAGCTAACTTGAACAAGTTACCTGCATTATCGAGAAAAATTATCGACTTATATAGCCAACACACTATTACTTGGCTTACAGAGAAAACTTCACGTTTTGCATCTGAAGAGTTGAAAGACCAATCTTTCAGATGGAAGATTACTACACAGATTACTAAACCTACAATCCTTACAGGAGAAGCGTTTGCTGCTTCTATTAATGGAAGCGGTGGAGTAGATATTGGTGCTGCTCTTGATCCAACTGCTCTTGTAGTTGATTCTGTGTTTGCATTCAATGCACACCACGACCATTCACAAGGACAGTACGGTACTGAATTGCACCCTAACGATATGGTTAGATTGCAAAGTGGTGCTACTGCAATTATATTAAATCACCCTGTTGATAAGACTGGTAAAGCACAGTATGCTGCTAAGTTTATTGGTGGTGATTCTGTAGCTGCTGACTTTGCTGATGGTGCAATCGTTGGTTTCATTGGTTCTGCATTTGGAGAAGGTTCTCTAGGTGGATTCATGTCAAACCAATACTCTGATTGGTATATCAGTTATACTACTATCAACCGTGCTGCAACAAAGATTACTGCGACTGCTGCTACAAACGTTGAGTGGATTACTGATGGTGAGGGTTATGCTTTATGGTATTTCCAGCAAGAGAAAGTTAATGACAAGAAATTCTTTAGAGGTGTTGAGCTTCAAAGACGTTATTCTCGTTCTTCTATGGACCCATCTCAACAAAATGACATCATGGGTGCTTCAGGAAAGAACAACCTTACTCTTTCTGGTTTCCATGCAAACAATGGTAGTATTTCTGCTCCACAAGTTGGTGATGGATTATATGCTCAGTTTGAAGATGCTAACTCACATGGTTACGAAGGATCTACTGGTCTTGTAGTTGAGCAATTAAGACAGTTCATTGCTATCTTAGCTCAAAAAGCTATCGGTGGTGGTAACTCTAAGAAAGAGTGGTTAGTACTTGCTGGTATGATTGGAATGATAGAGTTCCAAAAGATTATGGAGAAATTGGTTGTTTCTGCTTCTCCAGGTGGTTCTTATACTGACCTTGCTACAGGTAGAGATATGGCGTTAGGTACAAACTTTACGACTTACTACTACTTAGGACACAAGATTACTATGGTTTACGACGAAACTTTAGATGATCCTTCATTACACAGAAGTCAAGGTGGCTTAACTGGTAACGGAGATTTAATCTTCTTAGATTTCTCTACACAAGATGGTGTTGCTAATATTGAAATGAAGTCTGCTTACAAGCGTTCATTCATTAAGAAATACTTGAACGGTATGCATAGTTATAACAACAAAACTGAGGCTTATGCTGTAAGTGGTTATGACGGTGCTGGTTCTGAAATCTTATCTGAATCTGCAATGGTACTTCGTGTACCTCAATCTTCTGGTATGTTGTACCAAGTTGGAGATAGAGCTGACGTTGCTTTTCAGAAGTGGAACTAGAATTAACTAGTTAATTAATTGTATTATATTAGCGGTGTACTTATAGAGGTACATCGCTTTTTTTATTAATTAGAAAAACAAAAAAATGGCAAAAGAAAAAGGTAAAATTTATGAGCTTAGGATTAATGTAAGAAATCCTAAAATTTTTAGTTCGTTCACATTTCCAAACTATGTAGACGAACACAATGTTGCTAGAGATTTAAAAGATGCTAGAGGTAATGTTATATCTGCAGGACTTTCTATCGGTTTCTTAGTAACTAGATTCGATAGTAGTAAAGCTAGAGATTTACAAGTGATTGAATGGTTGATGTCGCATCCATTAGTTGGTACTCCTAAAGTTACACTAGTGAATATGTCAGAGCAAGAGGATAAGTCTATTGATAGAGAAATAGAAGCTGCTCACTTGACTAGAAAAGTGTTAGAATTATCTTCTGAAGGAACAAGACAGATATGTGCAGTTATGAACTATAACTACAAAGCAGAGCCTAGAATTAGAAACGCAATGTTGATTAAGGCTGCTAAGAATTATAGTGATAGCAATTCTAGTCCATTTCAAAACCTTAGAAAGGCATTAGAAAATAAAAACAGTAAATTGCATCTCGAAATTAAAGAGTTCATGGAATATGGAATTATCAAAAACGAAATGGGAGCATTTATGTTTGTCCAGGCAGACGGTACAAGTTCTCATATCGGAATCACTGATGAGTCTTGTATAACATTCCTACTTGAACATCCTAACGTGCATGCTACTATGAAGAGTATGCTTAGAAATAAGAAAGGTTTAAAGTAATAGATTATGACTGTAAGTGAAGCTATATTTTATATTGAGGACATAGTAGATAAGTATAGTACTGAATACTATGAGCCTAAAGAAATACTCAATAGAGTTGAGCGTGAAACTTATGTTGCTCTTAATGGTGCTACTAAGGATTCGGCTCTTGACATTGATGTGAATTGGGATATAGCTTCTCTGTTTATTGAGGATATAGTAATACCTGAAGATAAAAAGAAACTAATTGAGTCTAAAGATTATCTAAGAACAATAGGTGGATATATAGAAGTTGATGGTGTTAAAAATCAATGTTACAGAAGAAAAGATTTATCGAAAGATAGAAATCCTTTCACTATGCATACAGAGGAATATCCTGTATTAGTTACTAAAGGTGGCGATATAGTTATAGATCCTTTTGTTAAAGACAAAACATTTGCTGTTATATTGAAAAAACCTACATTCGGAAAACTAGCACAAGATTTATTGATTTATAAAGAAGTTGGTAGTACTGAAATTGGTGCATCAAGGGCGTTGATAGATAGAGTATTAAGTGGGGTTGTTGTATCGTTAGTTGGTTCTCAATTCAACCAAACTATGCAGTACGAATGGGCTAAACTTAATAAACAAGAAAAGATACAAAACGGAACTAGTTCTGTCGTTCAAGGCGACGAACAAGAACAATAATTATTTTTACTTTTATATTTATTGTTTTTCTACTAAGCATGGGTATCACTATCCATGCTTTTTTAGTTTCTTTACATTATAAAACAAAATAAAATGACTGAATTAGAATTAGTTTACAAGGTACTTACTTCTTCTGGAAAAGGCAGAATTAACAATTCAGATGTAATGTCTGAAAGGTTAATAAGAAGTATAATTTACGAACAGAGAGCAAACTTATTATTGAACTTTACTTCTAACGGTAGGAAGATACCTCAACTACTTACTCAGGATTTTAACATAGAAGTTGTATTAGATGATAATCAAGGAAGCTCATACAGAGGCAGTGTGCCATCTTTAATTGATTTAGGTAAGACAAGGTCACTTACTTATGTTAATGACTTCTATAGTCAGTTATCTGTAAATCATGACTTAGGTGTAATGAATACTTTGTTCGATGTTAATCGTGAAGAGAAATATAAACGCGTTAACACTTGTAGATATAATCACAGAACAAATGAATTATTACTAACTATAGATAATAGTGATACTAAAAGGCTTTCTGCATTAAATGTATTAAAAGGCGCTGAGGTTGTAGATACTATAGACGGAGTAGATAAATATAACAAGTATAAAATATATGCTGTTGGTATTCTGTATAATCCTAGTGATTGTCCAGATTTCAATTGGAAGAAAGATGCATTTCCTTTGCCACAAACATTAGAAAGACCTCTAATGGAATTAGCAATTAAAGAGTATAATCTTGCAGTTAAATCGTCTTAATTATGGCTAAAGAATTTGACATGTCTACGTTTGATGAAGGAATTATTGGTGCTTATAAAAGGCATCTAGTAATTCATTCTCGTACAAAGAAAATGGACTATCATTTGTTTAGAAAAATTTCTATAAGGTTATTTAATGAGATATTAAAAAGAGCTATAGAAACTGGTAGTAGTTTTTGGATGCCTGTAGGCGAGATTAAGGTTATAAGAAAACACCAGAGAAGATCGCATCATGTAGCTTATTTCGGAAACGATAAAATCAAAAAGATTATACCAATACTAGATGATTACTTTTATAGAGTAATATGGGTAGGTAAACAGTATAGAAATAAAAAATATACTTCTAGAGGTGTTAAACTTTTGGTTAAAAAACAATATAAAAAACTAATAAAGGAAACTGTAGCTAAAAAAGGTGAGGATTTCTACGAATTAAACGAGAAATAATATGAAAGGATATTTTATAAAAGCTTCTGACATTGTAGCTAGATATTTCGAAAACGAAGATATTTCTATTCCTAATAACTTAAATAAGTTTATAGATTTAGTAATTTCTGCTGAAAAGAAAATAGGCACAGGTTCTACTAAGGTTCCATATAAAAGGTATTTTAGAAAAGGAATAGACGTAGAACTTACAGATACTAAATTAGCTATCCCTTCAAATGTTAATGCTATTAACTTAGTTTCTACAGAGAATGGTTCTCCTATTAGTTATTTCGTAAAAGGTAGATATTTAATATTCAACAATCCTGGTCCTAAAGACTGTGTTGCTGTTACTTATGATGGCCTTATGTTAGATGAAGAAAGTGGGTTTCCATTGGTTTCTGCAAATCATGAAGATGTGTTGTTTATGGCTTTGGAATTGTATTTCATTAGAGAGGGATACAAAGAAGGTAAAGTTCCAAGATATGTCTATGTAGATATAAAGACAGAGTTCGAGGATAGTGTACTTGATGTTAGAGCACAAGATATGTCGCCTGATGCAGTAACAGAAGCAGAATTATATGTAATCAATCAGAGCTTAATTCCACCTGTATTTGTAGATACAGAAACTAACAATGAAGATGGTGGAATAATTATTATCGATAAATCTAAAGAGTAATGAGTGTTCCATTTTGGGTAAAAGATACACAATCAGAAGTACTGATAGCTTATTTTGGTGGATATTTATCTGCTGAAAGGGTTTCTGATTTAAGAGAAACTATAATCGAAGAACTTGAAAAGTACTTTGGTATAGACGTATGTAAAGAAGCTTGTACTGACGACCCAGACAATGACACTCCTGAAAAAATAGAAGAATGTTTTCGTAAATGTATTGAGTCTGCTTTTGGTGGTGGAGGAATAGATACTTCTGAATGTGAACAAGCGTGTGAGGACGATCCTGATAATGATACACAAGAAAAGATAGATGCTTGTAAGTCTGCTTGTAAGTATCTACCACTTATGGCTGGGGGAGCTGCTAAATTGGTAGGAGATTTATATTCTGACGAAGGAGCATTTTTTACCAAAGAAGTTTCTGCTAAAAACTTTATAACTACAGGAAGTGATGATACTGAAGGTGGCGGTGGCGTAGGAGCTACTGTTGAGAGTTTAGAATTTTCAGTTAACGGACAAGAGGTTACTCTTACGTTAACGCAAGCAGGTGGTGGACAAGAAGAATTCACACCTTCTTTCACTTTGCCAGATTATGATTTAACTGGATATGCTACTGAGGATTGGGTTGATAATCAAGGATTTCTAACTCTTGCAGATGTAGAAGATTTTGTAAAAGTAGACGACCCTTCAGTTATTTGGACTGGCGATCACATATTCGAAAAAGATGTTACATCTACAAATTTTA